GACCAAGGGCTGGACCAAATCGGCAACCATCATTTGCATCACATATAAATCTTTGCTGGTGTAATTACACCAGGAGGCGATCTCAATTAGAATTCTATATGAGGCTCGCGAAATCTGTTGGGCTTTAACCAAATCATATTTCTTGTGATCTCCATCAAAATGGAGCGAAAATTGTTCCAGGTATTGCATGACTGCTTCCCAATCGTAGGAAGTGGCATTCATTCCCACTGCACATTCCGATGTGGCAGTGAGCATCTGCAAAATTCTGCACAAGGGGGTGAAGTACATGCGAACTAAAATCACACACGCAACTTCACCCACCATGAACAGGCGAACCTTGTCCTTATTTGTAGGAGTGGGTTCATCTTTGGGAGTGGCAGAAAAGATCCAAGGGACTCTTCTGCCAGCTTCGAGTTGCTCCAAGCACCATTTGACTCTCTCCCATACCTCTTCAAGAAAATCCTTCTTAGGATTGCCTTCCTCGTCGAGGAATTCGTAGAGCCAAGTGCGCTTCTTCCCAGTAAAACCAAGACCCATGGAGGTACTCCAGTTCATGGGGTCCAAATATTTGACCCCCGGAACACCATTCAATGCTTCGCACCAAGTGAGAGGGCGAGCGTGTTTATGTAGTGCTTCGGATTTCTTGAACTGTAAGAGCAAGTCCGATAGGTAATCTCTCGTAGCCCATTCCAAATGAGCCTGAGGAAGACCAGGCGAGCTCTCATAACTGTACCCAGCACTCTTTGGCCACATAGATCGTCCAAATCTAGGACCTGCAAACTTGGGATGGTCAGGAAATTTCTCGGCCACTGATTTCGCAATCAGTGTATCAACTGCTTTCGATTTATAGAATGCAGCCATCTGGCGAGCACCGAGATAATATGCCCCCTGGTGCAGATCTGCACCACCAGGAGCAAGTGAGACCGCTGATTGTTTGGTCTCTGGCACTTGAGCTTCCTTGAGCTCAGCTCGAGCTGGTTCTCCCACCAAGAGGTATCGCTTCATATC